ATCAAACTCTGGCATTATGCACCTTTTTTTGACGCGTTAGCGTCGTTAACTTTTGCAGCGGCTGCTATGATGATTCGGCCTGACTCTATGCACAACTTAGCGTACTTGTCCTCATGTAGATCGTCGGGGATAGTTTGTAATCCTTGGTCATACAGAACGCCGTTAATGTATGTGGGACCTTTAAATATTGCTTGCATATATTTTTCCTTAAATGCCGTCGCGGTATCCGACAGTCTCAGGGTAGACGAATTCAACAGAACCAAAGCCCCAAATATAAGGAGCAATGAAACGGATGCCTTGGTAGTAGGCAGTTTCACGACGAACTGGAACCATTGGGAAGCGTACAAAGTCTTCATTGTTGGTATAGGCCATCATGCGGTCTGCGTCACCTTCTCCGGCTTTAACTAACCATTTTAGAGGCTGAATATTTAAAGGTCTGCCGTTGATATTATTAGCGATGGAGTTTTGAACTAAGTATTGCAGTATTGACACATTGCCAGAGCCGCTAACAACTTTAGTGCTAATCAAGCCGTATTGTTCAGGTGGAATGCGCAGCTCTGAAGGGCAGATAGCATAACCAGAAGAAGCCCACACAGAAGTTAGCAATTCGTTAACCTGCTCAAGAATTGTCGCTGGCGCTGCGGTACTCCAATCGGCACCAGTAACGGCGCCAGTTGCTACAATTGGGTTGTTAACTAGGCCAACATCTCCTGTGGAAATGTCGCCAACGTATACTTGGCTGTCTGTGTCCATCTGGTACATTAAGTTAAACGCGGACATTTGCGCCACGTCGATTCCTTGACCCAAAAGCTGCGAGCGTTCCAGCTCTACGGAACTATAGCTAATTTCACGGCCTAATAGACGTAAAGGAGTAGCTATCTTTTCACCATTAACAGAAACGGCGGGGATCGTGTTTGAGTTTGCACTCAGCCAAGGCTTACCGTTGGCCTGTTGAGTACCTACGCCAGCTACAGATGTTCTAGTGAAAGATGTGAGTTCATACGCCAGCGTAACACCTGAACGTAATTTAATGTCCCTATCCCAAGTAACAGAGTAGAGGGGTTCGTGCAGCTTCTGCTCAAAATTCTCTAGCTGATTAATGAAATATGCTAGGGTGCTGTCTTGTGTGCGTGCTGCACTATCGAAAGATCTAGCCTTGATAATCTGTGTCATTTATTTTATCCCTTATTATCAACGAGCAATGCGAATTTCGGCATTGTTTTGTGCGTCTTTGCCGTCGGAAGCCCAGATTACATTAGGCAACAACACCGTATTGGTTCCGTTAATAGCCGCAGAAAAAGAACCTATGGGTTGGTTAGCGTAAGCCACTACGACTACGTAGACATTAGAGCCGCGGATAGGCGTACCAGTAGGACACAATACGTTCACATAACCACGGGTAACGATACCTTGAGTAGATATTACGTTAGGGCCAGTGCCTGCGTAAGTATTAGAGCCTGCAACATTGGATGATACGCTCGGAGCAATACGAGATAAGACACCGTAAAAAAAGTCCGCAGTATCAGTAGTTCCAGCAGCACCCATTGTCTGGAATGTCGTGCTTCCGCCACCTGCTGCTTTTAACGCCAAGCCATAAGCCGCGGGCGTAAAGTCAATACTCAAAATGCCTGGCTCAATGGTTGTCTCATCAGGTCTGGTAACTTCGCCGGGAATACCAGCGGGTGCTCTGTACAGATAAGAGGTCATATCATTTCACCTTTTTGTGGCGTAATTCGTTCATTTGGTTAATTCTTTCTGGAGTCATAGGGCCATTATTAAGAGTACGGAAGCTGTCCACAGTCGGGGCAAGCTGCGCGGCTCTCTTGGCTTTAATAACTTCAGCGCACGCTTTGAGCTTGTTTTTTGGTGACATACCATCAAAAGTAGACAGTATTTTTTTGCCTTCTGTGGTACGAGCTAAACAAGACAAGGCGTCTCTAACTAGCGTACGACTTGGTGCTAAGCCAGGGGCGATAACTTCGGCTTGGCTCACGGTCTCGGAGTCAATCGTTGCGGTGTCCATTTCCATCTCATGACCTAGCAACTTAGAAAGGGCGCTTTCAATGGCCTGTAGGCGTATGTCCATATCACTTGGCTGTTCATTTTCGCCTTGCATTACTTCCGTAATATCCGTATTTTCCAATTCTTCTCCGTCAGCATCGGTCATTTCCATCATCGACTTTTGCTCATGCTCTATCATCTTAACAATTAATGCCTCAATGCGGGCTAGGCGCTCTTCTAATGGGCTAGCGTCAGTTGTAATTTCTTCTACAACCTCCGGCATTGCCTCGTCTAGAGTCCGGCCAAACGCGGCGAGTAGCTTATTTTTTAAAGTCATGCACTTATTACCCCTTTTAGTGGTTTTTGGTTTGTGATCTCTTACTGCTACCTGTGGGCCATTGCGCCCGCGACGTACTAATGCGCCATGATTACACAAAATCTTAGACTGCTTACCAAGGCCGGGCCTTACTTGCTCGTACTCGGCATCATATCCCAATGAAACCTCACGCAAACCAGATTTTATCATAGAGATGCCATCCGCTGACGTAATCAAAAAATCCGCAAGCAATTTGTCAGAATCTGCACCAGTACCCGGGCGAACATTTAACATTGTCCCCACGGCCAGATTGCGCCATGTCTCGGGAGTCACAAAGTCGGCGGGGTGGTCAATAGTTATCGGCTTGCCTTCAATAGACGCGATGGTTTCAGGCGAGAATAACTCGTCAGCGTAACGGGTTATCTTGATTACGCCATCGCTGCCAGCGTCCACTGGTGAGCTTCCCTCAGCATCAATTAATTCGCCGTCTTGGTATAACAACTCACCAGTACGAGCAATAGGGACGGCCTCGCACAGCAAATAACCTTCTGGGGTTTGGCTGATGTGTTCGCTTAGTCTGGCAGTGGTGTAATATCGTGGTTCGTCCCGAGTTTTCCCCGCGGACTGATAAGCGATAGCGGCAGCTTGTGCCGAGGTCTTGCCGGAACTGATAAGCTCGCGGATATTTTCGGAGATTATTTTAGACGACGACCCTTTTTTTAAAGGCATAAGAAAGGATCTCAAAATATGGAATATGCCAATTATACATTAACAAGATATTTACAACAAGTTACGGCGTAACATTCAACAAATTACATGTTGTTTTGTTTTGTGGCAAGCATTGATTTATCGCTTAATCATAAATGTTAAATATCTAAACAGCATCAGAAAATACCGGCTCCGGATAACAGCGGCAATTATATATCCCACCAGCGTTAGTTGTCGTTCCATCGCTCAACGTAGGAGGACTGGCCCAATAACAAACCTTCCCATCCATCTCTTTGTGGGACTCTCTGACGTCCGAGTCTTCAGAAGTGCGCCAGATGTACGCCTCACTTCCTACACTTACGGCGCGTGCTTCTGTTAACTGACTACTTGCCCTAGCTACCTCAGTTCTTGCTATCAACAAAGCCCGAGACGACGTGACCTCACCCGTCCTTGCGATCTCTTTGGCTATCTCGTCGGCACGTGCACCGTCCAGTGCAGCCTCTAAAGATAACTTCTGCGCCCGCTGCGCCGCTACTGTTGGCAAAGACAAAATCAGCTCTACCTGCTCATTCATCAAAGCCATCACCTTCGGCAGTACTGGGTCTTTACGCATAGATGCGCCTAGCTTCTTGCTCATCGCCGACCAAGCCGCAATATTACTCAAGTCAACCGAAGTAACCATTTCACGAGCTACTTTTTGCGCCCAAGGGAAAAGCCCTTGAGTATAAAAAGCCATTGCTTCCTCGTAGCCGTCATTTAAATATGAGCCATCCCTGTAAGACTCCGTGATATCTCCAACTTGCTGTGCAACCTTTTTTAGTTTGCGGGCATATTTTTTTTCTTGGGCTTTTTTGGCTGAGAACCCCTTTGTTTTTGCGTCCAAAGTCAAAGAGCGCATTATCAAAGACTCAACCAGCGTTTAATGCGATCAAGTGCGTTTAGGTCTTGCGGACTCTCGGCAGCTTGTTCTTTCTCTTCCTCTAACCTTGGCATTGGCGGAAGCTCTTCTTCTTCTTCGATATCTTCCGGAGCAATGTTCGTAAATACCCCGGTATCTTCTGACGCTTGCCGCAGTTCTTGCATTCCGATCGCAGTAGTAATTAGTCCGGCCTCCATCGCTCCGATCACGGTTTCTGTTATCGTCTTGGCGTTGTTGGCTTTCTCAGTGGTGGACATTTGCCACAGGCTCCTGAAAGTAAACGACATCTCCTCGGGAGCTGGCAAGCCGTACAGGCTCTGATGCAGAACTTTCAGTATAGTCTCCATACCGCTACGTAGGCGGCTCTCTTGCTGGGAATATATGTTGTCGTAATACATTCGCATATCATGTTCACCAGTTGCACTAAGCCCCGCCGGAGACTGTCCCATCAGTCGTGTAATGGGAATTTGCGTAGCACCAGCGACTTGCTGTGCAAACTGCTGAATCATGTCACCCATGCCCGCGAAACTGTAAGTGGACGTTTGCATTACATCTTTAGAATCCAACAATGTAATGCCTTCGTTGGTCTGCATTTGTCGTACATAGGTAAACATTTTCATTAGGTTTTCCTCTGCTGGCCCACCCATAGCTAGGATTTCTCGCAGATTTTCAATCCCTATAGTTCTTAAATGCACTTTGTCTAGCAGGTTTGCGGCTCCCATTGTTGCCGTATCAAACGCCAGCATTCGGTCATAAATGCGTTCTAGTACGGATTCGCCCCAGTAGTCCTCTGTGATAGCTTGGAAGAATGGAAGTTGTATTCCTATCATCCTCACACACCTAGAATAATGAATCTCCGTTCCAAACGTAGGCTGTCCGCTATCGTCAAACGCACTGACGACCATATAATACTCTGGCAGCCCAATATTTGGGCCAGATTGTATCATCCTTGTTAAATCTGGCTCGACTTGCCAGCGGTCATATATCGACAATCCGCGAAACTGGTCCTTGCCTATGGAGCAGATACGAAGCGGAGTAGATAGGTCCTGTCCTTCTAGCTGAAGCACTGCCAGAGAACCACCATAGAGCCTGCTCCATTTGATGCAGTTTAGCAGTGCGTCCCAAATACCTAACCTAGTTAATCCAGTCTGCATTTCCATAACTTGCTGCGGGTCGGTAGTGGCGATAATGTCTATACCACTGCGCACCATATCTTCAGCTATTGAGTCAACCACGCCACCAGCAATCCAATTTTGCCTATACATCCACTCTAGCTTTATTCTGTTATCTGTTAATAGCTCGCTGGGGCCATAGGTGCCCGCGGAATACGAGTTATCGGCCTGATACCCTGAGCGTTGGATAAGGTTTGCGAACCCGTCGCTAGTGCTGGCTGCTGTTGCTTTTTTGGTCTTTGGCTTTGCTGGCTTTGCTGGCTTAGTAGGCATCATGTCATCTCAAGTAAGTTGTGGCGGCTCATGTCATCCTTGCCCACAAGCTGGCGGCGCTAGTAATGCATAACATATCAGTTATGGCATCGATGAATGGGTCTATTTGGTCATCATGTGCATGTGTACCTTCTGCTGAGAAGCTCTCGCACTCGGCTAAAAAATCGTTTAGGTAGGGCGCATCTTTAGGCAGTCGCACCATCCCTGCCTCAATGTATCCGACAACATCCAATAGGCGGGTGTATTTGTCGCGCGATCTCTGTATGCCTGCTACGGGGATATGAGCCTTTAATCTAAGGCCTTGTATTAATCCTGTTCCTGAAGCCTTGTCTTCAACCTTTAAGTGTCTAAGGCGGCTTTCTTGGTCGGCTTGGTGCTTATTCCAGAAAGCTACCGATCGGCGTTCAAGCTCCGGAGCTTCCCATTTGCCCCTTATCATATCTAGTAAATACAGCTTCCCATCTTTACCCTTACCCCAGCATTGAAAGACGCTGTAATCGTGCCGCTCTTCGGTCTTTAACGCAGTGTCGGCATAGATAGCCCTATATTCCATATCTGGAGTTATCGAGTACAGTTCCAGCCATTCAGTGCGAATGATGCGGCCTCCTCTAGGGTTAGGCCTTTGTTGTAATTGTCCGGCAGTGGCAAAGCTACCCAGCGACTTCTCCAGCTCGACCACTTGTGCCTCTGGGAACCGTTCAGGGAACATTAACTCGCCTTCTACCGTGCGTGGGTCACCAGTGCCGACTACGTGTTTTGAGCGTCCTATTTCGTAGCGCATAGGGATTAGTAGGTGCTGATATCCCAATTCTAGCGCAACGTCGGAAATGTCCCCAACAGCTAGACGTTGCATGATAATGACAATGGAGCTTTCATCCGAGTTAACCCGGCTTGGCAAAGCCTCACGGAAGGTGGTTACATCTGAAGCTAACTTTGTTCTACTGTTGGCATCATCCACACTATGGGCATCATCGATTATCACGCAATTGTGAACTAAGATCCCATTTGCGAAAAAGCATCTGGTCTCTTCCACTTGGAGGTCATAGACCGTAACTGGTTCGCATATTCTCTCAACCAAGGCCACATAATCACTCTCGACGCCGACCTTTCCTTTTTGCAGCACTCGCAATAAAACATCATCGGGGGAAAGAAGGCGCGCCTCGATATATCCTCTGGCGGTGTAGAAGCGATGATCTCCCGTACATTCAACCACGACCCCTGAGGAAGTATGCACTCGATAGAAATCCTGCGATGTACGCCTAGCCACGGCTTGGATGGGTCTATAAACCAACTCTCTAGAATTTTGCTCATAACTTAAAACATCACAAGTTATCGCGTCGTTTACGATATTTTCAATGGCAATTTTTCCAATGCTTGTATCTACCAATGACCCAGCCAATAGACAATCGCCCCGGCTGCCAGTCATAGAACCAAAGGCCATAGATTCACGGAACCCTGTGCTGCTGTTTTCGAATTTCTGCCGCTGGTTCTGGTCACCTACAATCTGCACCGGCCACATAGACTGGTACCACGAACTCTGAATCAACCTTCTACATTTCACATTGTCACGTGTGGCTAGGTCTTGCTTGTGTGACGTGCTCAGGTATCGGCGCGACGCTTTGTCTTTTGCTCCCCACTCCCAAGCTGGCCAAAGTACGGAAGTTAACAGGCTCTTCATTGAACCCGGCGATACATTAATTAACAAACGGTTAATATCGCCATAAGTCACCGCTTCGAGATGGTCACATATAGCGTCTAAAGCCCACCCCCACTTAAGCGGAGAGGTAGGCTCTAAAACATGCCATGCACGCTGCGCAAAATAAGATAATTTACGGGTGCAATATTCGCGCTCTATAGCTACAAAATCAGCCTTTGTTAGTGTTATCGTGCGCTTGGAGGAGCTCATCCATTACCTGTGGGGAAAGTTTACTAACATCAATATTAGGCGACATGCTGCCGTCTGAGCTGGTGTGGTCTATTGCTGTAATATCACGTAATCCTAAATCTCGCGCTATTAAGCCAGAGTTGAATATATCAACCGCGGCGCCGGAATATTTCTGTTCAAATATGATATTATTGATAGCTTTTACGGTGTCGGAATACCGCTCTTCTTTGGCCCATTGATACCAACTATCCCTATTAATATTTAAAAACAAACACATACCCTGAACTGTAAATATTCTAGGCTTCGGTATTTTCTCTAAAGTAACAACTCCTTGGAAATGAAAAGGTTTTATATCATAGACAGGATTATCAATTGCCCACTCGAAATACTTCAAGCAAGCGTTATATAACTCCTCCTGAGTTTCAAACTTGCGCGGCTGTCCGCCAAGGTTGACCATATCCCATAATTGCCGCTTCTTTTTAGGCTCTGGGGCTGAACTATCGTTAGCCATCTTTCATTACCTCAATTTTAATTATTAATTTAACCGTTAAGAATTGTTAATACATGGATAGTACATCGGCTGATCTATTGCCCACTCAAAATAGTCTGAGCAAGCGGACTGCAACTTCTCCGGCGTCTCGTATACGCAGTGCTGCCCGCCAGCATTGAACATATCCCACAATTGCATCTTTAAGTCATCACTATTCTGCATATCCAGCAATTGCATATTTAAATCATCACTTGCCACTTTGTGTTGCCTCGCTTTGCAAGGCCGGGGTTACGCCTTCCTTGGTCGTGTCTGAGATTTTAATAAAAATGTGACCTCCGACTGTATCACCTTTACGGATTGATAGCGTCCAGTGCTTGTCGTCCACTTGCAATGCATCGGAGATCCCATCAAACCCTGCCTTGGCCGCTGCCAATGCGTTGTCTAAGTCAAAGCTACGCCTAGTAGGTGGCGAGAACGTTATATCTAAATGTAGAGAGTCAGTCAAAAGTGGCGTTGCGCCCTGCTCAATGGCTGTATTATAGCAAAGAGCGCGGTACTTTCTCTTCAAAATCATTGTTTTTGCCCAATGATTCCGGCAGTTAGGGCTTAATCCTACAGGTGGCCAAGGCATTGTTAAATTCACGGATAATCACCAATTCAATATAGGAATAATACAACATTAACATCTATTCGGTATTTTTTCAAGTAATCGCTGGCAACTCGCGCCAGCTTGTCTTGACCTTTAGATGCCACCAGCAACCTGTAGCTTAGCTCTATCTATGCAAGCGCTCCGTTGCTTTGGGTTGGGAGTTTATCTGTTTTTTGCCTAGTAAAGGTTAGGATTGGAATCGATGCGGCATTAATGGATATATCCACACGGAAAGACAATATGCTTTTATTGTTGGCGACTTCTTAATTAAATAAAGAAACTTCTGCATTGTAATAATTAACCTGTTTGTTTTATTCGTCACGGAAAATAAAGACTCCACATTCTACAGGCTACTTACTTTATTTTCTTTAAATGCCATTTATTTAAAATGATAGATTGCTTTGTAATTGATATTTAATTTTGATGAGTCTTTTAAATTTGATATAATCTTATTCATGCTAATGTCTCCTTAATAGGCTTTAGCTAGAGCTGTTAGCTGCTGGACACAGTTAACAGTTCGCCCACTACATATCACAGCAAAAACCATCAAATCCCACCAAATCCTAAAACCTCCTAGAATCGATTTTAAGCAACTTTTGTACCTACCCGGTAGGTCACGTTAACTTTTGCGAGATGTGCGCCTAGATTTTGCTTACAGGAGCTTTTAGAGGTATCTAAGGCATCATTCCTAACTCGACTCCCTGTTTTGTGGCCTAATGACCAAAAAACAAGCCAAAAAATTAATCTTCAAAAAATTACAAAGCGCGAAAGCGCCTTTTTTTTGTTTATTTTTTTTAATGTGTTTTTTGTTTTTTGTTTCTTGTTTCTTGTTTCTTGTTTGGTTGAACGTCCGTTGGAATCTTACAATTCAACTGCTCAATGCATTGATTTACTTAACAAAACTTATCATATCTAATGATCAAAATTTCCAATATTTTACGTGGTATTTAGCAATTATTACGTTGAGTTTCTTGTTAACTTATCCGTTTACGGTGAGATAAAATAGCTTATTAACTGCGTTTTTAATCGCTTGTTGCTTATCAGTGCTGTAAACGCATGCATTTATTAATGTAATTGATTTCTTGAGGGTTTATAGTGCTTCCCTGCTTAATTTAACGTCCGTTGAACGTCCGTTTAGCGTCCGCTGAAAGTTTACTATTATCAACTTAATAAAATAGTGTAATATGATGATCTAAGTTGTTGATTTAATTTAGCTTTAAGAAATGGCGTAATTGTTTATGCAAAGGAGGGTAAGTTGGAAAGGGATTAATTATGAACTAATATCTCCGGTTATCTTGAGCGCCCATATAACCTCATGAGAGGGTATTTTATTTCCCTCATGCAGCGAACTAATAATACGTCTAGCTTTCTCTAAATCTACTAGTTTTAATAAACTGGATTTATCTTCGTCTTTATTTTCTGCTAAAGAGTGCATACATTTACCCCGCATAGAATAATAGTTACGCATTTATAAATATAAGGTAGGCGATGCTAAAATAGCAGTCCATTGCTTTATTGTTATTGTCCTTAATATATTATGAGAATTATTATGATGCTGCGTTTTTAATGGTAGGGTTAGTTCTCTTAGCTAGTTGTTTTTTTAGTTTGTTAATAGCAGATAGTGCAGATTCTCGGTCGGATGGTATACCCGTATCCTCAATCATCCGCTGGCCTATCTGCGGAATAGTTCCTCCGCTGTCTAGTATTTTTGTAATCGATTTTATGACTCTCTCGCACTCTGTAAGCGTAGAACTCTCTGTAAGCGATTCTGAGCGTATTTTCCGGTGGATCTTCCTTACTGCGTAGGAGTGTATGTCATTTCGCCACGGGTACGAGTCAGAGTCATCATAATTAGATCTCGTGTTGATATATTCCATAACATCATCAAAAAGATCTTCTGCGCTCATGATGCCGTGGCGCGAATAATTCGATACTTTGCACCAATGTATGAACTGACCAACCGCCGGGAAAAAAGGGTTAGAGCTAGCTCTAGCGCCTCGTAATCCAGACCGCAAGTGTTCGCTCTTGTGGACTCCTTGTTCTTTAAACGCGATAATCCATTGTCTCTTTGTTAATATTTCGTGGCTTGTATCCTTGAAAATTGTATTAATACTGGCTGGGAAAATAAGCTTTAAACGCTCAAACAACCAGTTGACAATATCATTTGCTCTGTCGTCTAGTTTTTCGTGTTGCTCCTCATGATTTGATTTTTTTGCTAGTTCCGCCAGTGATGCTGAATCTTTATATTTTATTATTTCCACTATGTTATTAATCATGTACAATTCGCCTCGAATTAATCGTTAAATGGGAAGTTTTCACTTGCCCATCCTTCTACTGTGTTCCAATTGTTACGCGACTCCTTTTCCTGCTCTTTGTCAAATACCCATTGAGCTTTGAACCCATTCCATCCTCTAGCGCAGCATTCGATGAGTGCATTCTCGAGTGACCACTGCGCCTTTCCTGCTTCACGTTCAATTCCTGCTATTGCCGCAGCTGTTACTGGGGCCTTCTTTGCTTTGCGAAGCTCCAAGAAATCAACCCATACTTCATGGCTGACATTTAGAGGGCACGCAAGCTCCCTTGTTTCTTTTATTTTCTGTTTCTTTTTTATTGGTATTTTTTCTTGCTTCTTATCCGGTTTGGCGTTTGCTAAACGGTCGTTTAGTCGCTTATTTGCAGATGCTTTCCCTGCTTTTGATGCCTGCTCCCGCTTTGCGTAATATTTTAAAATTTCTTCATCTGCCCTCTGGTTAATCCATCCGGTACCATCAATAAATTCAAAAAATTCATTGAGTACGGAATGGACTTTATCCTCGTAATCAAGCAAGTTTACCAACCGAGCAACCGTAGCCGAATGCTCGCTGAGCGGTTTCTCGTGTAGGTAATATAGATCTAACAGCCTGCGGTAGACTATATCCTCTATTGGTGATAAATGGCGCGTATGGCTGGCGTAATCACCTATATTGAAAGCGTAGAAGTGCATTACACACCTTCCTTTAAGACTTTTTGAAATATTCTATTAGCTTTATAGCTCATCATTAGTTCTCCTGCTCTTTATGTTTTTTTGTGCAGTTGTCATTACATGCTATGTAAAATTCTAGGCAGTCATGGATTTCATCAACAGTCAATAACCCCATACTCCTACGCTAAGGTTTCCCGACTACAAACCGGATTTAATCTACAATATCCTCCTCGTCAGCTAGGCTTAACGCTTTAGCCCATGCCTGCTTGGTGGACGTCTTTCAAGCATGGGTCTTTCGATATTCCAGCCGACAGCTTTTTCTCCTTGCATCTATCTTTGCCTGCTCATGTAGTGCTATTCACTCCTTTAATCTTCCCCGAAAAGGTCAAGCCTTATCTCAGCCGCTGTAACTACGCTAGCCTTGGATATAGGGATATCTTCTTCCTCTTTCCCTCGCCCTTCGTTCCAACGCTGCGCTAGGTAATCTCTTTTGTTAATAATGTATGAAGATATTTTATCAACCTGATCTGGACTCAACATAATTGATACTTCTTTACATGAATACTCATTAAATTGTTTAATCACCAAATAACCAGCATCATTAATTAATACCTTAGTTTTTCTTACTTGTTTAAGTTTCATCATCAAACTCTCTCCTTTGCTTGCTGAAGTAATGCCCTAATTTTTGCTCTATATAGCCTTGAGTGCTTCTTCGACAACTCATTCATACATTTGACACATGAAGCGTTGTTTGTGTGCCTAATAGTATTCCCGCATGTTTTGCATGGCCTGCCTTCGTACTTGGAACATCCACTTTCTGCTGCTCTTATGCGGGGTGTGCTCATGAATTTGTCTCCTTAGTTAATGTCCTTTTATACTAAACCATAATTTAGCATACAAGCAAGTATTAATTTCGTCTTTGCAACAAAACAAAATAAATATATATTTGTCATCTTTACTTGCTTTGATCCATATCGTTGCAGTATCATATGTACATCAAAGGTACACGATAAGAGGAAGACATGAGCGGTACCAAATCAGTATATAAAATGATTTCTGAAGTATCGGCGGAGCTTGTCAAGGACGGCATAGCCAAGAACCAGCGCAACCAGCAAGGCAGCGGATACAATTTCAGAGGTATAGACGATGTGTTTAATTCTTTGGCGCCTATCTTGGCCAGAGTGGGTTTGGTAGTGCTTCCTCGCTGTATAGACCGACAAGTTGTAGAGAGATCCAGCGCAGCAGGGAAAGCATTATTTTATGTAACGGTAAAGGTTGAGTTCGACCTAGTAAGCAGTGAGGACTCCAGCAAGCACACAGTCGTTACTTACGGCGAAGCGATGGATTCAGGCGACAAAGCTACAAACAAAGCCATGAGCGCAGCCTATAAGTACGCAGCATTTCAAACTTTCTGTATCCCTACAGAAGGTGACAACGACGCAGACTCAAGCACGCATGAGGTAGCGTTTACAAAACTAAACGGTGGGCAAATAGTAGACATCATGTCATTAGCGGAAGAAGTGGGAGTTGATGTTGAGAAGGTGTGCGAATTTTACAAAGTAAGCGCCATTAAAGATATTTCAGCATCAGCTTTTAACAACATCATTAGATCGCTTGAGAAAAAAAGAACGTAACAATTAATTCAAAGATATTGGAGGGTTTGCATATATGAAATTGTCGTTAGATGGTTATATCACTGCATATCATGACTGGTACAGTGACACTGTAACCTTTGGATGGTTAGCTTTCGACCCTGCAAAGTCAAAAGTTGACCTAATTACAGTGTGCCCATATACGATTACTATTGATGTTCCCGATGATTTTAATCTTACCAATGCAAGGCTGGAAAACTTAGCATTGACAAGGGCGGAGACTATCACTTCCGCAGCTTCTCGACTAGTAGATTTAGACAGGAAAATTGAGACCATCTGCACATCATCACAGGATGCAGGGGATCAATAATGCGCAATGAAGTAAATCTAAAGCAAGGAAGCCCTGAATGGCTAGATTTTAGGACTCGCCATCGTATGGCTTCTGAGACTGCCCCCATCATGGGAGTATGTCCCTATCAAACAGCTTCTCATATTCGCAAGGTTAAGCTGGGAAAGGTAGGCCATAATTATATTAATGACGCCATGCAGCAAGGGATAAATCAAGAGCCTATAGCACGCGCAGCTTATGGGGAAATGTACGAATCCATCCGCCCCGCTGTCTTTGTTTATGGTGACTATGGCGCCAGCCTAGATGGAATAACCCTTCTACAGGACGCTATCGTAGAAATTAAAACTCCCTATGGAAACGCTAAAAAGTCCGCCCGTTGGATGATGGCAGAAAGGGGAGAATTAACACCAACAGATCATATCCAGATACAACATCAAATGATGGTTACGCAATGCCCGCAAGCCTACCTGTGGGTGTGGGACGCTGAGGCGCAAGAAGGTATCCGCGTCTCTGTAAGCCCAGACCCTATCTTGTGGGATGAGATTATGCAGGCATGGGATGCATTCTGGCCGACTTTATGCGACAGGGAAGATCGCGAATGGCACGACGCCGCGCAAGCCTACATTAACGCCAAGCGAGACGCGGAGAACGCAGTAAAAAAGCTTAAAGATGCACAGGAAATTATTGAAAAAATGACAGTAGGCGATTACTCAAGCGGACACGGCCTAGAAGTGCGGCGGATTACTCGCAAAGGCACCATTGACTGGCAAGCAGTGCAGGACGAACACTTGCCAGCAGTAGATGTTGAGCCTTACCGCAAAACTAGCTCATCACATTTTAAAATTACAATAAATCCTTGAGGATATGACATGTTAAATAAATGTTGTTTCATTGGACGGCTCGGACGTGACCCAGAGACGCGCACTACGCAAAATGGAAAGGTAATGTGCACTTTTAGCTTGGCTGTTTCTGAGAAGCACAAAGACAAAGAAACAGGCGAAAAAGTAGAGGTTACAGAATGGGTCAATGTTACCGCCTTTGATAAGCTCGCCGAGATTGCCAGTGAGTACATCAGGAAAGGGTCGTTACTGTATATCGAAGGCAAAATGCAGACTCGCAAATACGACAAGGACGGCGTAGAGATGCGCAGTGTTTCTATCCTCCTTTCAGAGATGCGTATGCTAGGCGACCGTAGAGAGGATAACCAGACCGAGTCCAGGCAAAAGACAAACTCTAGGCGCGAACATTTAAACTTTGATCGCGAGCCGGTGAAAGAGAAATCTAAAGTCATGTCTCAGCTTTGCTCTCCAACTCCAGATTTTGACGACGACATCCCATTTTAAAGCCAAGGCAACGAGACAATGGACAATAAAGAATTAGAAGTAGAGGAAGGAACCAAAAAGCCGAACAAGCAGAAACCATCTAAAGATAACAAAAGCTCTTTTGTGACATTTAGAATGGACGACGAAAATTTAAAGCTACTAGAGAAAATAGCGGCTTCTCAGATGAGGTCAAGAAGCGCTCAATGTTTTTATGTAATCAGCGAACATATTAAAGAACATTACAAAAACGAAGGCAATACTTAACGTTAATCTGCGCCCTACTCATTATCTGCTTGCAAGCCTCCAGCTCTGGGGGCTTTTCCTTCTTTGGTGATCGCTGCCTTAATAGCTTATTCATTATTGTTTATTACGTATCATTATTTAATTGTGCTTTGTGTTGATAATGACCTCGTTTTGATTATAATTAGATACACAAAAGACATCATAAACACATCGGCGGATAGAATGATAAACTCAAACATTGAAGCAGTTATTAAAAAATCAATAAAAGATAACGTCATATATTCAAAAAGTTACTTTACATTTAAAAGCGTTCACCGCTCTGGAGGTGAGGATTTCTGCGTTGTGGGATACACAATAGATACTAAAGGGAAAATGCGGCCCGCTCTGATAGATCGCTATAAAACCCTTGAGCTGTCCAAGAAGGACTTTTGCGACCTTAACGTTGCATTAGGAGCAAGCTATGTTATTTAACAATCAACGGTTGCCAATTGTAAAAGAAAGTCTCCACACAGTGCTCTTTTGCTTAATCTTTTTCTTAGCAGGAACAGATATTGACGGGTTAACTTCAGAAGCCATGCAAAAGATAGATTATGAGCAATACTGCACTATGCTCAATATATGGGAAGACGACAAAAACAAAGGCATCCCAGAGGCTATACGCTCTGGTTGGCCTCCTTTCAGGGGATATTGCATTAAATGATATTTGAAACAATGATTTTTGATAATCCATGCAGGGTTAGGATTACTGAGTTCATACAAAGACGCATAGGTTTATACGCCGGGCATCCAGATAGTCGTTACGATTCGGAAGAATTGCATATATCCTGGGAATTAATAGACGAAACGGAAGAACTCACAGACGGCATAATAGAAAGAATAGACCGCGAAGCGATAGATTTTGTCGACAAGAACGGCGGGTTTGTACCATTAGTTACCGCGAAAAAGGTTATCCCTTTGACAACAAAAGACAATAAAAATATGGATTTAAACAATATTTTTGAAGAAATTAAATCCGATTTAATGAAAATAAGAGGTTCTGATGCTAACAGTTGAGCAGCTTGCACTAGCGGCTGATATGGAATTATTACTGGCCCAGAGATGGCACAAGCACCTAGTCTATGCAATGCAAGAGTTCGGCATTTCTAGCAACTTATCTGTAGCGTCTTTTTTGGCGCAAATAGGGCATGAATCGGCAGGGTTTACCAAACTGGAGGAATCATTCAATTACACGCCGCAGGCGCTAAGGTCTATCTTCGGACGCTACATAAGCGCAGAGGATAGCCTTATTTTAGGACGTACTGCGGAGCATCCGGCAGATCAAAAGAGCATAGCCTGTAGAGTATACGCACGCCGTAACGGGAATATTAACGTTGATGATGGATGGAAATATAGGGGCAGAGGACTAATTCAAATAACATTTTTAGAAAATTACGAAAACTGCGGCGGAGCATTAGGATTAAATCTACTTGATCGCCCTCAAACCTTACTACAAGATCGCGAAGCTGCACGTTCTGCGGCTTGGTACTGGGATCAAAATGGATGTGAAGAAATAGCCGGTGACATATTACGCGTTACAAAGAAAATTAACGGCGGCACCCACGGCTTGGCAGACCGAACTGTCAGGTTCGAAAAAGCTAAAGGGGCTTTGTGCTGCGATGCTTGAATTAAAGTTAATATGTCTTTAGTTAGCACTGCGTAATCACTTACATTTGAACTATTGGCTGTGTCTATTTTAGCAAATATCGACACAGCCATATTCGCCGCCTTTAAAGCATTAGCGCCAGAGCATCCCATCAACAATGGAAACACTATACACACAACAAGTGCTTTACAGTGTTTTAGTGTTTTTAATCGCATCATTCCTAGACTCTGTTTTAATGCGTGGTGCTATGCCAACAATTAGCGCGAAGACTAACGACAGCGAAAAAAGCACAACATCAA